TGTAGATGGTCAAGCATATGACGCAGAACGTTGGGGTAATTACTACAAACCAAGAGGCGTAACAATCGTCTCAGCTGAATCAGCTACACCTGTAGCACAAACAGCAACACCAGCAGTGGCAGATGAAGAATTTGAAACTGCTCCGGCTGTGGTCGCTCCAGTGGTTGCAGAGGCTGCACCAGCGGCTCCTACAGCACCAGTTGCAACACCTCCAGCAGGTGGAACAGCACGTGCCGAAGACATCCTAGCGATGATCCGTAACCGTCAAAAGACTAGCTAAGTAGTACAATCTAGATGTTGAGTAGATTAGATGATATAATCTATCCAAACCGTTGTGAAGTTATAGAAATAGAAGCTTCACAACGGTACATCTACCCCATTTTTAAAAATGGCAGTAGTTCTTTATTAGGACATGCTCGCCAACAAAATTATAAAATCTTAATAAACGAACAGATTAAAGCAGTGCCAATCATTGATGTAATATTAAGAGATCCGTTGCCTAGGTATATCTCAGGTACCCAAACTTTTGTACACGATATTAAAAAAGAAAACCCAACATTGGACGTAGATACTATATTATATTTTGCAGAGAATTATCTATTCCTTAATAGACACTATGCCCCACAACTTAGTTGGTTAATAAATTTATCTCGATATGCAGATGCAAAATTAAGATTACATAACATGGATACATTATCAACATTTACCCCATTGACTTGGACTCCCCCTAAGGATATTCAATTTGATCAAACGGTATTAGACAGACTAAGTAACAACATACATAATGAAATGTATTTGCGATTAGATAATTTATTATTACAATTAATTGGTCAGGAATTAACCTTTAAGGAAATATTAGCATATCTTAAACAACAGGACCCTCAAGCATATCAAAAACTATCATGCATTGCCCTAGACTAAACCATTTTGTTCGCTTTAATCCTAAAGGTACAGTTAGCCGTTGTGGCCACATGGTTGATGCACCAGAGTTTAACACACTCGAAGAAATGGACGAAAGTCTTTGGTTACGCAATGTAAAATTATCCATGCATAAAGGACTTTGGCCAAAATGGTGTGAGAGGTGTAAGCAAACAGAACAATTAAATCAAACTAGTATTAGGCTAAACGCTATTGAATTTGATAAACTACAAAAACAAGAAGACTATTTGTCAGTTGGTGGAGTACTAGATAATATATGTAACAGTGCTTGCTTGACTTGTAACGAATACCTTAGTACATTAATTGGCGGATTGAAAAGTAAAACATATCCTATAGTAGACAATTCAAATAAATTTTGGGAATTACCAATGGATAGAATTGTACATTTAGATATCAATGGTGGTGAACCTAGCGCCAGTAAAAATTATAAACATATACTAGCCAACTTACCTGAAAATATCAAGTCAGTTAGGCTTAATACAAACTGTAGTACAGTATTAGAAGAGTTAATACCGTTAACTAATCGTGGAGTTCATGTCACAGTAACAGTTAGTTTAGATGGAATTGGACCCGTGCATGACTTTGTACGCTGGCCAATTAAATGGGAAAAATTTTATAACAATCTATTAACATACAAAGCAATGCCAATTCAGTTAAATTTATGGACTACTGTTAGTGTGTTAAACGTAGATGACCTACCAAATATTATAGAGTTTGCTAAAAAACATAATATAGATCACAGCTATGCATATCTAAAATCACCAACAGAATTAGCAGTTGAAAATAAAGATACCCCAGAATCATTGGCATACATACAAGAGCAAAAACGGTTAAGAGGTATATGAATAATTTAAAACCATATGTAGAATTAGAGTGCGAAGATTTAGAGATCATTCAATCTAAGATCTATGATTTTTTATTAAATGACACAGAGTTACTATCCTCTGGTGCCAAGAATTGGCAATTTTTAGATACTAAAAAATTAATAACTAGCATTCCAGAACTAGTTAGATTTTTTCTAAAAAATAAATTATATGTTCAAAATGCTTCGGTAACCATATTATATGAAGATTTACTATTGCATATAGATACATTGCCAATGATAGCCAAGATCAACATACCAATACGCAATACACAAGGGTGGGTTAACCGATGGTACGAATTGAGTAATGATGAAATAGCAAATCTTCCTCGCATTAAAAATCCATTTGGTGATGAGCAAGAATCTGTTAGTGGGCTAGTCATAGATAATTTAAAGTTGGCCGCGGAGTTACATGACATGAATAAAGCTATAGCATTCCATTCAAGGTTGCCACATAATGTAATAAATTTAACAGCAACAGAATTACCAAGGATAGTGGCTAGCTTTACATTTGTAAATCAACCAATACATTTATTAAAATGAAAATTGCTATTACAGGACACAGTGCAGGAATAGGACAAGCACTAGCAAAAATCTATACGGAACAAGGGCACGAAGTTATTGGGCTTAGTCGTCGTAATGGGTATAATATTCGTAGCATACCTAAAGTAGCAGGTATGATAGAATCTTGTGATGTGTTTATCAACAACGCCCAGGTTGGGTTTGCTCAAACTGAATTATTATGGGAAGTGTGGAATCGTTGGAGAGGACAAAATAAAACTATCATCAACATCAGCACACAGATGACTAACAACAGTGTAGCCCCCAAGGAAGAATGGGATCAATATTTAATACAAAAAAAAGCATTGGAATTAGCACACACGCAATGTCAAGAAAGATCGCCACTGCCAAAATTAATATTAATTAAACCTGGGGCAATAGCCACTCAACCTGGACAACGATCTCCAGAATATCAAGATGTTGATGAGTATGCACAGAAAACTATAGAGTATATCAATGGACAGTAAAGAATATTTGACCAATAAAAAGTTTTGTCCTATTCCATGGACTGGATTTATGTATAACTTTGATGGTACCGTGAAGAATTGTATCCGTAATCAAACCCCAATTGGTAATTTAAAAGATAACAGTATAGTGGAAATACTTCAAGGTGATATTAATTTAACAACTAAACATAATATGACATACAACAAGCCTGGCCGAGGTTGTAATGTCTGTTATGATTTAGAAAAAAATACAAATAGTTTTGACATTATCAGTGATCGTATCTTTTATCTTAAAGAACTTAAAGATATTAGTTTCAATACTTATAAAAGTATTGATGCATTTAATTTAAGTACAATCGACATACGATGGAACAATACCTGTAATTTTAGTTGCATGTATTGCGGCCCTGAGTTTAGTAGTAAATGGGCCAATGAGTTAGGTATAAAATTTGATGCTGTCCCCCAACACCGCTTTCAACAGTTGAAACAGTATATATTTGACCGTGCTGGTCAACTTAAACATGTATACATGGCTGGTGGCGAACCCTTGCTAATGAAAGAAAATCTGGAATTATTAGAAATACTACAAGAAAAAAATCCGCAGGTTAATCTAAGGATAAACACTAATTTAAGCAAGACTGGCACGCGAGTATTTGAAAAGATATGCGAATTCCCCAATGTGCATTGGACAGTAAGCGTTGATGAAATGGGCGCAGAATTTGAATATGTGAGATATGGTGGCGTATGGGCGGACTTTTTAGATAATTTAAAACAAATCAGGAAACTCGATCATAAGATAACATTTAACATGTTACATCATTTATTAAACTATAGATCATTGTTTGATACGGTTAAATTTTTTAAAGAATTAGGATTCCATAATAATAGTTTTGTCATAGGAGCATTAACCAAACCAGATCACCTAAACATTAGACATTTACCAAATACTATGCTACAATCAGTAGAGCGAGAATTACAAGACTGGATTAGTCAAAAACCAGGATTTTTACTTGAAAACGGTCTAAGAAATGTGTTACAATATATAAAAACACCTATAGAAAAGAATATCGAATACTGTTTAGCAGAGATAGCAAAGATGGATCAAAGACGTAATATTAACAGCAGAGCAGTATTCACAGAATTATATAATTTAATAGAGAGGCAATAAACATGGCAAAACCATTTGATATATCAAAGTTCAGAAAGTCAATTACCAAAAGCATTGAAGGCTTGGGCATTGGATTTAACGATCCAACTGATTGGATCAGCACTGGCAACTACACGTTAAACTACTTACTATCCGGCAATTTTGAAAGAGGAATTCCGATGGGCAAAGTTACTGTATTTGCTGGAGAGTCTGGCGCAGGCAAGTCATTTATCTGTTCAGGTAATATTGTTAGACACGCACAAGAACAAGGCATTTATGTTATCTTGATCGATACAGAAAACGCACTTGACGAAGCATGGTTACACGCACTCGGTGTAGATACCACAGAAGACAAACTACTTAAACTTAACATGGCTATGATCGATGATGTGGCTAAAGTTATCAGTGACTTCGTTAAAGAGTATCGCACACTTCCAGAAGAAGACCGTCCAAAGGTATTGTTCGTTCTAGATTCATTAGGTATGATGTTAACACCAACAGACGTTAACCAGTTTGAAGCAGGTGAGATGAAAGGTGATATGGGTCGTAAACCTAAAGCACTTACAGCACTTGTTCGTAACTGTGTGAATATGTTTGGTACATTGAATCTTGGATTGGTTTGTACTAACCATACATACGCTAGTCAGGACATGTTTGACCCAGATGACAAGATTAGCGGTGGGCAAGGCTTTATCTACGCAAGTTCAATTGTTGTAGCTATGCGCAAACTTAAACTTAAAACAGACGCTGACGGCAATAAGACTACAACCGTCAACGGTATCCGTGCTGCTTGTAAGATCATGAAGACACGTTATGCTAAACCTTTTGAGTCAGTGCAAGTAGAGATTCCATATGAAACGGGTATGAGTCCATATAGTGGATTAACAGACATGTTAGAAGCTAAGAGCTTGTTGGCAAAAGAAGGTAACAGTTTGGTTTATACCTTTGCTGATAAAACAACTATTAAACAATTCCGCAAAGCATGGGAACGTAATGAAGATGGCTGTTTAGATAAAGTAATGAAAGAATTATCATCTAACGTAACTTTACTAAGTACTGAATCAAAAGTAGTTGAAGAAACAGACGAGGAGACAGCAGAATGAGTATCGAATTAGATGCATTAGGCGAAGTTTGGCTTACTTGTAAAGAGTATATCAGTCCCAAAGATCGACAAGCTGCCGCTGATCATGTGATCAGCGTTGTTGCAGATCACAACATTATTGAGCGTGATTTAAAAGCATTTGGTGGCACCGATGCGTATCTTAAAAGAGCGTTAACAGAATACCTAGGCGAGGATGAAGAAGATGAAACGGTTGACACTGAAGACAACAGCGACGATTATTAATGATCCAAAATGAGAAAAAATATTTCCCAATAAAAACAGCTACAGCATGCCAATTAAAATGGTCATGGAGCACCATAAATCTACAATTAGGAAAAACAGCAAGTTGTCATCGAGTGTCTGGACATTCGTTTGATACTAATACCTTTAATTTTCATAATACTCCACAAAAACTAGCACAAAGAAAAACTATGTTAGAGGGGCAATGGCCCACAAATGACTCCACTGACATAGTAACCCCGGGTACAACTACTTGCGAGAGTTATTGTGGGGCGATTGAAAAAACAGGACTTGGCCAAAGTGATAGACAATTTTTCTTAACAATCCCAAATTTAACCCCTAAGGAATTATATCATGACGCTACTGCAATTAACGTCACGCCAACTATATTAGAAGTATATATTGATAATACTTGTAATTTAAGTTGTGTATACTGCGTGCCAGAATTAAGCTCACGTATTGATTTTGAGATGAAAAAACACGGCCCATTTAATAAAAATGGGTTAGTACTACATTCTGAGTATCAGAGACAATCTAATTATGATCAAATTGAACAAAATTTTTGGAAATATTTTCGATCTAATATAGAATCTATAGAAAGACTGCACCTATTAGGTGGTGAGCCATTCTATCAACGTCAATTTGATACATTTTTAGAATTCTTTGAAAATAATCCTTGCCCTAATTTAGAGTTTAATATAATTACTAATTTAATGTTATCTAAATCTAAACTTGAAAACTATATTGAACGATTAAAAGAATTATTAATCAAAAGAAAACTCAAACGAGTAGATATAACAGCAAGTATTGATTGTTGGGGACCACAGCAAGAATTTGTTCGATTCGGATTAGATTTAAAACAATGGCAAGAAAATTTTGAATATCTAATAGCCCAACGTTGGATTAAGTTAAATATTAATAATGCTATATCAGTTTTGACTATAAAAACATTACCTGATCTATTAGAATTACTTAATGTATGGAATAAAGATCGAAGGATTGAGCATTATTTTTCCAATGTATTTGATCCCACGTATATGGCTCCTAATATTTTTGGTCCTGAAGAATTCCAAGACGATTTTACAAAAATATTAGCATTGATGGAAACAGATTCTTGGAGAGGTACCCATGCTAAAACGTATCTCGAAGGAATAGTTGCAACTATACGAAATTCAGTATATAATAAAAGTGAAACATTAAAATTATTAACATTTTTAGATGAAATGGATAATCGCCGAAAAACCAATTGGCGTGAACTTTTTCCGTGGTTAATTAAATATGAGGCATTATGTGGTATTCAAGAGTAGTAGCAAGTTTAAATAGTATTCCTGATTTCATACAACACTATGAACAGGAATTAGAAGAAGCACGACGAGAAGTTGCTGTCTATGGTAACATAGAGAAAAATCTCAGATTTTTCTCTA